TCGATTGAAGCTTTTACGAGTTCAATCCTGCTTTCACGCTGGTTAAGCTCCTCAAGTTGATCAACATACGGACGGAGTTCTGCGATTCTAGCCTTAATCTTCACTATATTTTCCGGTTCAAATCCAATGCCAAGCAGATCGGAGTCCAGTTTTTTCAAGTGGTCTTCAAGTGGTTTTACTTTTGCCTGATGGTCCTCTTCCAACTTTTTCAATATATCTGGATATTCATCTAATTTTTTCTTTGAGGTCAGAGCATCCGCAAGGAACCCACAATTTGCTTTCTCGATATCCACACATTGTACCGAATCAAGAAGTTGTGCTTTTCTTCTGTGATTCTCTTCATCCCTCTCAAGCCCTTTCTTAGTTGTCAAAAACAAATGCTGGAGTTCTGCTATTGAATTGCTAACCTTCTGCTTTTCCAGTTCCTTTGCCCGGTAATCACGCTCTTTTTCATACTCAACGTTTAAGAGTTTATCCTGGCTCATATACTCTGCCGCATTTGTCCGGATCACATAGTCATTGGCATTGTCCTGCAAATCACTAAGTTCTCTGTTCTTTTGGTCAAGTTCTGCCTCATGCTTTGATATGGAGGCTGTTTCATCCGCAATCTGCACTCTAAGTCGATTTAATTCATCTACCTTGCTCGCATGGACAGCGGCTTTCTCAGAAAGCTCTTTGTCCTTTTCTACAAGGGCATTGTATTTTTCCACTTTCTGTAATGTGTCCGGCTCGCTCTGCAGCGTAGTATCACAGGTCGTAATGGTGGACGAAAGAGCTGCTATGTTCGTCTGGCATTCACCGACCTTTGATTCCAGTGAGACTATGGAAGCCTGTACTTTCTTGCGGCGTTCCTCTGCTTCATTCTGCATGTTTAAAATGACCGATTTTTCATCACGCTCTTTCGTGAGTTCATTAACCCTGTCCTGATGAACCGATATGCTGCTTTCCACAATTGCCTTTTCAGCAAAAGGATCTCCGTAGCCATTTATTGTCTGTTCATGTATATTGACCGTATTTTTTTTAGCTGCAATGTCTCTTCTAAGAATCGCAAGGTTATCCTTGGCTAAATCTTCCATAACGCTATATATGCCAAGTCCGAGAAGATTTGAGAGGACTCCAACACGTTCCTCCTTGCCAGCTTCCAAAAATAATCCGTACTGGTCCTGCATAATCAGTACGCATGCCTTGAATGTGAGACTGTCCATTCCAAGAACTTTTTCAATCTCATTTTGCGTATCCTTATATTTTTCTTTTGAACGGTCTTCCCATTCTCCACTAATAAGCTGCGATAAATTAAGCGTTCCTTTTCCGGATTTTGCTCTTGTGCGCACTACACGGAATGTATTTTCTCCAAGTGAAAATGTAAAACTGATAGAACCAGATCTTGCCTTTTCATCACTTCGAATCCATCCTGTGAGATCTCCTTCTCTTGGTTCTTCAAACAGACAGTCCATAATAGCATCCATGAACAGGCTGCTCTTTCCCGCTCCATTCTGTCCATTAATAGTGCAGAAGCGAATATCATCAAACGAAAAACTCTGCTCTACATAATTTCTGTAATTTTTTACAGAGATTTCCTTTGGGATAAATGTTCCGGTAAACTCCGATACAGACTCATTTGCCCTCGCTTTTTCAATGATCGGGCGTGCAGCCTCCAGTATCTGTGTGATTTCCTCTGGCATTTTTCCTTTTTCCTGTAGATACTGGATAAGATTTGTTTCCGGATCATCAAATTTTGAAAGTTCCGTTCGGTTTACATCCTCTATGGAATCCAATTTTATGTCTGCTTTCCAAAAAGCTCCTGCATCATACAGAGCCTTTTCAATCTGTGCGGTATTTATTGCTTTTTTCTGTTCTGCTGTGCAGCTGTAGATAATTCTGACAATCTTATCAGCAACGCCTTTCTGTGCGAAATAGATAGGTAATGATTCCGGATTATTGATTGCCTGTTCCACATCGTTCTTATCCCAATTTATTGTTAAAAATTCTCTATAAGGTGTTTTATGGAATTCTGAATCCGTAAATACCAAGCCTGTTTTTCCAAATGCGCCCTCTTCAAAGTGATGAATCCAGAATCCTCTCTCCTGTCCCTCATCATTAAAGTTGATAGCATTCACAGCGCCGCTGTAGCATACATTATCAAGGCCATTTATAAACTGTGGTCTATGTATGTGGCCGAGAGCAACCAGATCATAATTAGCGGCTATCAGCATTTCCTGCGTAATCACCGGTTCAACCTGTGAAAGAAACTGTACCTGTCCTGATTCCGTATTTGCCCCAGGCACTGTGTAGTGTGACATTAGAATTGTCAATTTGCCGGGTTCGCAAAGCGATTTCATTCCAACCACAATATTTCCAAGTTCATCACTGAACACCATGTTTTCTTCATCCTTGGACAAACCGGGAAACTTTGCTCTGAATTTGCCTTTATCAAATCCAGGTACCACTACGATATCAGCGTATGTTGTGTTTATTATCTGCGGATCCGTTACAATATAAACATTATTAACCAATTCAAAATGTGCCCTTAACTCATCAAAGGCATCTTCTGAGTCATGATTTGGTGTACCTCGCATAACAACGATTTTCCCGCAAGTCTTTGACAATCTAAGTATGATATCTCTTGCCTGCAGTACCTCTTTGTGGCTCCTGCTCTGCCAAATCTCGGCCTGATGGAATATGTCTCCGGATACAAGGATGAGGTCTGGAAGTTCATTCTCTGCAACTCTTACCACTTCCTCAAGGCATTTCAGTGTATCCATGGATCTAAGGTTTACCCCGTCCTGTTCCGGTCCCTTAAAGGAACCGATATGCCAATCTGCTGTATGTAATATTTTCATAATTTCAATGCCTCCTTTGTAGCTTTCATCGCATAAATCATATTGTTTAACTCAAGTTCCAGTAATTTGAATGTTTTCTCTTCTATTCCGCAGAAATCAATTCCATCACCGGTCCATTCCTCTCCAACAAAAAGGATATTTCCCATAATTGGCTCTCCATGCGCATCCGTTTTGTAAAGATAACTTCCGATTAAATTTGGTACGTTTCTTTTCAGTCTGCCCTCTTCATCAATCAGCATGCTCACGCACTGTCCCGGTATTTTGGTAGGGCGATTTTTCATTTTTAAATCCGTATAAAGTCTTTCCGGCATCACATGCTCATAAATATCGCATCTATTACCAATGAGTTCTTTTAACACTCTATTCTGCTCGCAATGGTCTCCATCCGGAAAATCATGTGCTGAAAGTTCCATATCTGTAGATATTTTGATAAATTTCATTATCTGGCTCCTCTCTGACACTTGACGCATAACGGTTGTCCGAATTTGTTAAGTGAATAATTATAAACATTTGGCGTAATTGGTGAGCCGCAATTACTGCAAGCAAGTTCTTCATTCTCCGGTTCATTATTGACGTTTTCAATGTTTTGTATTTCCTGCTCACTCTGACTCTCCAAATCATCTTCTGTTGCTGAAGTTTCATCAGCGAGTACATCGCTTTGAAATGCCGGATTATCTGCAAATTCATCAGGATTAAAGAAATCAATTTTCCTATTGGCGTCTGTATTAATAGTTGTGAGTGCCGGAACTTCTGACCCAAACAAGGTTCCTATGGAATTCATTCCTTGCGATAACATTGCTCTGCGCACTTCTGGATCGTTATAATCAGGCGAAAATGTAACACGGGGAATTGCAAATGGGTTTTCAAGTTCTGCTTTTGTATATTGCCCTTTCATCCCGGTAAGAGCTCTAATAACGCGAAGTATAGCTCCCGTCATAGCCTTTTCAGCTGCAGTTTTTCTGAGAAGCGTCATATTAACCAATACCGAACGTTCAATGTATTTTTCCCTGTCACAATCATCTATCACATATGCTTTGCACGCTTTCCCCCACTTGTTTGTAGCATTAATCCATTTTCCCTTGAACATTTCTGCGGCGGCTTTTGCGGCTTTTTCGTCAGTAATACCTTTTATGGATTTATCCATAAATTCAATTTTGTAATTGGCCTCTTCGTCATCTAGTTCAATGGTCTTCCAATCTGCATGAGTTTTTCCGGTACCATCAGGCATGCGCATTGCTCCATAGGCTTTAGCCTTATAAGAGTTAGCACTTTCCCTCACCACATAGGTATGATTAGGGTCAAACTGTATGCCAGCCGCAGCTGCAATTTTCATTAAAAGTGGCTTTGCAGGAGAAAATGTATCAATCCAAATTTCTTTTCCATTTCCATCTTTCGCTTTAACGGATCCTACTTTGAAAACATCTCCAGAATTTTCAGACAAGTCAGCACTCACTTCCATGACTGTGACTTTATAGAATGGGTTCAGCTGAACCTCTGTTGATGCCGGCATAAGAAGATTACAGCCGGCGTATCTCTTTTGTATTTCTTCCATAGCATTCATTTTCTTTTCCATGTCAATACCTCCATATTGTTTGTTTATTCTTGATTTATAAAGCGATGAATGCTACAATATGGATGCAGTGGGAGTGTTCCTGTCTTCGGACGGAACGCTCTTTTCCATATTGCGAAGCTCCTCGCATAAATCCATTGTAAATTTTGAGAAGACCAATGATCGAACATATTCAGCCGTAAGCTTGGCCAGGTACCACGGTTGCATTACTACCGGTCTCTTTTCCATTTTGTAAATATATTTCTGCTTTCTTTTAGCATAAACTAAAGCCTTTTCATAATAAGCATCCGGTATATCGGTTTGTAAAATTAACTCAACCTCTCTCTTTGTCATGTGCTTTTCCTCTCCTGTAATACTTAAAAAATGTATGTATGGCGCAGTAGGATAATAAAAAAACTATTCCAACCAATATGTACTCACCCCCATATGCTTTGTACCCTCTTTTCTGATACGCATATGGAATGGCCTGCATGGCCGTGAAGTACGCCGCTGATAAAGCAAAGAAAAATTCTATGATACCTACCGTGATGATTTCTGCCACCGAATCCTTCTGCTTTTCTCTTCGCACCGGGGACAAATATACCCTGACTTTGGAATCCTCTGTAAGATACTGATATTCCAGTTCAGATTGCACTTTACACACTTTGCTTTCACTCATGTCTGCCTCCTACTTATAAAATCTCATTGCGTCGCACTGATATAGGTAATTCAAATTCCGGCTATGCCAATTATCATCATCTTCACAAGCTTCAAAATACAGGCACCCATCAGAATAATCATTCGTCGCTGTCCTAACAACTTCAACTGCCTCATAGCAATCGTCATTAGGTTCAACTCTGTCCCAACGTCCGTCACCCATGCACGAATACTGGTAAGTTCCACCTGTGCATTGATAAATCACATCATGAATGTTACCTGGAAACAAATCGCTCTCCACTCGGTTAAGAACCGACATTATGATCAACGTCTTGCATTGAATTGAACACCCTTCTGCCTCCGCCATTGCAAGCCTTGCTAATAAATATGTTTCCTCCTCAGTCCAATCTCTTTCATAAGCAAATGCCGGCCACTCAGGAATTGTTTTCATCTCTTTTGCTTCTTGCATACGTTCCGCCACTTCAGCAACCGGTTGTGACTTATTGATGCTTGTGACATATGTAACTGCAACTCTCTCCGGCCCAAGAGAGGATGATGCAGCTGCCTTTATCTCCCCTCCTTGCCATACAGCTATTAGTGCGCCTATTACTATCGCTCCGACAGCTGCGCATGAAGTGTTATACGATAACCTTTTCACGACTTTGCACCTCCGAAAAACAGAATTGTAATTGCCCTCCCCGACCAGCTCTATATATGCTTTGAAGTTTTGCATTTTCCTGTTTCTTTTCCTGTGTACATGTGCACCGTTCTCCCGGATCTAAGTTTCCGTTGCACAAAGGGCACACATTATAGTATCTTTTCGCCATCTCTGATACCTCCTCTCTAAATAAAGCGTTCATTGAAATATTTTCTGGATACCTTTCCTCTGGGATATCTCTTGTAACCTTTTTCAACCATTTCACTATTAAGATCTCGGATTATGTCCTGTGCTTTCGTTTTCTTGCAACCAAGAATTACCATGACATCCTGCACAGTGTAATAAGAAACCGTGACTTCCTGTTTTATCACTGCCATTCCTCCACCTCCTGTCTATTTATCCTTTCTGCAAATTCTTTGACACCCATGTCTTCAATTCCTGCGTAATGGAATTTACTTCATCAAGCGTGGCAATTACCTCTTCTAATTCTGGACGTTCACTTTCTGAAATTACTCCGTCCTCCACAATGTCTAAGAGAACTTCTTTAGTACCTGCTATCTTTCTGAATGTCGAAAGTGCCTTTATCGAAATACGGTCCAAATCCATTGCGGTTATCTCTGGCACATCCCCACCGAGAGGACACATGTTGTGACAATATGTATTAATAAGTTCCGGTGCATTATATAAATCAGCCATTTTAAGTACCGCTTCCGGCGTAGGAATGCTGATTCCTAACTCCCAATCCGAAATCGTAGATTCTGATGCGTACCCAAGGGCTTCCGCAGCTCCCGCTCTGCTTAATAGTCTGTCGTTATATCTTGAAGCCTCTAATCTGACTTTATAAAACACGTTATCCTTCGCTTTCGTAGCCCTGGCTCCCATTTATTTTTCCCTTCTTTCCTTGTTACAATTTGTATTAGAAAATGATATGTTTTCCACGGGTGTATTAAATAGTTTTGCTATTTCTATAGCTTGTTTTAACGAAGGTGTTCTTTTTCCGGATTCATACATGCCGATTGTCCCAGAACTTACATTTAATATAGTGGCGAGCGTTCTCTGAGACATATTGTTTTCTTTTCTAAGTGTTGCTAGCGTTTTGGTATCCATTATTCATCATCTCCTTTGCTATCACTCCGTTAGCATATCTAAAGTATACTCACTTCATGTTAGCTTGTCAATGATTATTTTAACATTTTGTGAGCATACGTTTTTTATTGATTTCTCTGCTCACAGTTTGTGATAAAATTTAATGAAAGAGGTGTTATAAATGGAAATTGGAAATGTAATTGCTAAATTAAGAGTGTCGAATGGTTTGAACCAAAGAGAGTTTGCGAAAAAATTAGAAGTAAGCAATGGTGCGGTTGCAATGTGGGAAACCAATAAGAGACAGCCTGACTTAGAAATGATAAAAAAGATTTCTAATTTATTTGATGTACCTACAGATTACATTTTGGGTGCTGGAACATTTCAGAATTGGGATAAGCTCATCGAGAATAAAGAGGAAATTATAACGCAAATATCGTATTCTCTGAAAAGAATGTCCAGCATCGTATTGTCTGGAATGGATGATATTTCATTTGCCAAATTTGTATATGCATTCCGAATAGAATTAACCGATAACGGCGATGGAACATTTGGCATATCATTAAAAGAGCCTATCCCGAATTATTCAAACAATGCTTTCTTCCCGGAATGCTCTACAGTATCTACAGAGGAAGAAAAACTACTTACGGTATATAGGTGTTTATCTGATGAGGAAAAAACTATTGTTTATGGAAAGGCGCTCGATTTGAAACATTCTTCCGTTGCAGCGGATCAGACAGAAAGAAAAGCGTCTGGAAAATAATTAGCCTCGAATGGTACCGAGGCCTTAAAGGGAAGTAGATATGAAAAAAAAGAAAGAATACAAGCCGGTTGCATGCAAAGATGGTACTTATGCCATTGAACCAAATATGCCATACCCTGTTATTCTATATCCGTCGTTTTATGGTTTCCCTTTCTCCTTCAAACAAAGTGAAGATAATGAGGAATGTTATTTATGTAATTGTTCCCGAAATGCCGTTGAGAAATTTATACAGATTATAAATGTTGTTGAGGAAAATCCTTACAATATATTTATCAGTTACAGAAATCAGTTTCCTCTCGATTTCCTAAATTACATAGAAAAGAAATACCATTCAGTGGACTACGGATATATATTATCCAAATACTCTGATGAATTATATAAGGCAGAATTATGCCATTACTGCAACAAAACAACTCCGTCATATGCATATTGTGCGCCTATGTATGGTTCTAAGTTTGTACAACAATATGGTTGGTATCGAAAAATGAAGCAAATCGAATTTGGGTTATATCACGATTCAATCGTGCTTCCTGATTCTATACCTAATGAACTAAAGGAGTGTGCTCCTAAATTAGATACTCAAAGCCTAGTCAAGCTCATAAAAGACTATTCCGAAAACGTTGCTCGTGCCAATTGGAATGTTAAGTCAATCGGAAAGAAGTGGGATACGGAAACAAAATTATTTGATTATGTGAATGATATCCTGCATGAGCATTCGATTATTTTCCATTATCGTCCGAACTGGTTGGAGAATTTGGAATTAGACATATACATAGAGGATATTAACGTCGGTATCGAATACCAGGGAATCCAGCATTACAAACCAATAAAGCATTGGGGAGGTGAGGAAGCCTTCCTAAAGCGACGCATTAATGATATTCGCAAGAAACATCTTTGTGAACTTCACGGTACCGCCCTGATTGAATTCTCATATATGGATACCATCACCGAGGAACTTGTAAAAGAAAGGCTATCAAAATATATAAATGGAGGACCATAACATGAAACCATATGTTATACCCTCGCAAATGATGAATCCAGAAATTACTTTAAGAGAAAAAGTCCTTGGAGAACTCCTAAACACTCCTCTCGCTGATGCAATGGAGCATGACGAGGAATTTGAAAGGATGATTGAAGAACGGTTATCACACCTTGATGATCTCTCCAGAAGCGAATTCTATCGTTTAAGGAAAGACCGCAATAAAATAGGTGTACTTTCGCAAAAAGACCTTGATATGCTGACATTAGAAGCAATGGAAAGGTCCTACAAATACAGAACAGAATAAATCTACTTGGAGGGTACTCGATGTACCTGCCAAGGGAGCTGATGGGGCGATTATGTCGGCTGCCGGACACTTATGGAAGGGAGCTGGTGCCAATGGTTACATACACGGATCTGATCCAATTTGTAATTATGCTTTGTGCAATCGTTACTCTTGTTATCAATATACGCAAAAAATAGCGCCCTCGCTCTGGTAAAGTAAGGCGCTATTTTTAATGCTGCATTTTGCCGGCGGCTAGGTGTACTCTAGCCATTGGCTCTCTTGTTAAGTACATTATAGTACCTTCTTTCATAAAAAGTCAAGGAGGCTATATATGCCAGCATACAAAGAAGACAACGGAACCTGGACCTCCAAATTCAAATACAAAGACTGGCGTGGAGAAAAAAGACAAAAGACAAAGAGAGGTTTTGAGCGGAAAAAGGATGCTTTGGATTTTGAAACTGAATTCAAGGCTACTTTCGTGCATTCTGCAGATATTCCATTTACCGCCCTTGCAAAAAATTATCTGAGTGATCTCACAAAGAACCATAAAATAGAAATAACCACCGCAGAGCGAAAGCAACGGGCTTTTGACAAAATGATCAGTCCTTATTTTGGTATGAAACCTATCAATCAGATTACGGAGCTGGATGTTCTGAACTGGCAGACATGGGTACAACAGAAAGGCTTTGATAAATTCAAGGGCGTAGGGTATGCACCTACTTACTTGAAATCTATCAATAACGAGTTATCTGCCATGATGAATTATGCAGTCCGATATTACCGGCTTCCATATAATCCATGTGAGAGAGCTGGGAGCATGGGAAAAAGTAGCGCAGAGGCAATGGAAATATGGACTCTTGATCAGTTTGAGCAATTCATAGGATATGCCGATAAGTCAGATGCCAGAATTGCCTTTGACATCCTATTTTGGACCGGCATCCGGGAAGGCGAACTCCTTGCCCTCACTCCTGCCGATTTCCTTCCAGGTCCAAGGCTGGACATTAAGAAGAGCTTCACTGTCTTGAATGGAGAGCATATTATCAAGAAGCCGAAAAATGAGCCGTCTGTCAGATGCATAGCAATCCCACAGTTTCTTTATGATGAAGTCCAAAACTATATGCATGGTCTTTATGGCCTTGAACAAACCGACCGGCTATTTACATTTACAAAATCATTTCTATTGAAAGAAATAAAGCGCATGGCACATATGGCCGGACTTGAGCCTATACGGATTCATGATCTTAGGCATTCTCACGCATCACTACTTATCGAGATGGGATTTAATATTCTTATGATATCTGAGAGACTTGGCCACAAAAATGTACAGACAACCTGGAACACATATGCTCACCTGTATCCGGATAAAGGACGTCAAATCGCATTTGGTCTACAGGAGGTAAAAGCTACAGGTCTCACTGTAAATAAGACCGCTGAAGATCAGGTAATTGGACTCCTTGGAGAAATCCAAAAGGCTCTTCCAAATTATAACACCTATGAAACAGATGATATTATTTTGTGGGATTGTGAAGATAAGACTAAGAAAGTTGTTGATCGTAAGTATTTTGATGATATGGTGTATGGAACTATTGAGCCAGAAGAGGCATTTGTTATTATGATGAGCGATGGATATTACGAAGTTGATACCAGATATGTTTTCTGTTTTTCAAGTCGAGGAATGCCTATAAAATATCTCTGATTTCAAAAAATGGTGTCATTTGGGTGTCACTTAGTTGTAAAAAAAGTCTGGGAGCCCAGTATTTATGCGGACTCCCAGAAAATGAAAACTACTCAAACTCAAT